CCTCAATGCTAAATCTTAATCTGCCGGTGGTTAAGATCCATGAGGTCGAGACCAGGGGGTGCGCCCCCCCCAAAGCGGTGGTGTTCTAAGTTCCGGACTTAATACGCGCTGGTGGTAAACTGACCTCATTGCCAAATGGATCAGGATCATCACGGGAGTATAAAACTCCCCACAGCGCCGGAACGAAAAATCCCACGTGCCCATACTTGTACATTAATTCGACTTCCCCTGGGCGAGGAAGTCTGGTAAGCCATTCCCAGCGAAATGATGACCATGGGATGTCCATCTCTCTAAGAAGAGACAGGTCATCACGAGTGCCTGTGAGTTGGGGAACTTTGTATTTCCGGTGTAGCCAATCCCAGTACTCTTCGAGCATGTAACGAGCATTATCATTGTAATAAAAGGTTAGATACGCACAGGAAGTCCTTACAATCTCCCAATGTAAGGACTCCCTGTTTCTCTCAGGAACCATCATTAGCTCATATGCATCCTCGAGGGGCCTGGTAGGCCTAACACCCATCGGAGTGGCAAGAAAATATAACGATAGAAATGAACCCGACTGCTTCGGTACCGGATCAGGTTCAACATCCACCAAGTTGTCGGAGAAGTACGACTTCTCCGGACTTACCACCATCCCAAATTCCTCCCAGAGAGCTTTAGTAAGGGACTCAAGGTCGAGCTTTTGAAGCTTGCGATTGTAAACGGCGATGATAGAATCATCCCCAAACGTCCAAATCTTCACTTTCAAGCCCATGCGGTTACAAGCGCGCTTGAGCATAAGCCAATTGGCATAGCTGCCGGCGATCGAGGTCCACGGATCGCCTGACGCTACACCCCTTGACTTCTTGTAAACCGCCCCGTTAGGCATGCACACCTCCGTATTAATTAGGTTCTCAGATTGGGCTTCCCAGTACGCTGCAGATCCCGGGGTAGCAGTATAACGCGACTTCACATGTGACATCGCTTTACGTAAAACTACCGCCGGGACCTTCTGGTCAAACCCGGAAAAATCCAAGAAGAAGAAAGATTCGGCACCCTCACACCAGTCGGCGATCATTTCGAAATTAGCCGAAAACGGCCCCATTCCTAGCATGATACCACCATTAGACTTATCCACTCCTCTGCAAGCGTGCATGTATGGCCCTGAGGCCATAGTGCCCAGCAAATGATGAACAAGGTCCGGCATGACTATCAACCTGCCCTCCTTCTTCGCGCCCCTCTCTCTACCGATGTCCATCCTTTTGCCCCTTCCAGCCACCCCACACGGCGGCACCGTATACGGCCTGCCCATTTCCACCATTCGCTGAATCTCGAGAGAAGCCTCTCGCATGGCCGGCATAAGCGCCTCTTTCTTCGTCCTATAACCCATTTTCTTCCAACGGATCCCAGGAGAGGTTGCTGCGGGAACTTTTATTTTCG